GTATAAGCCATCTCCAGCTTGTATACATAGTATGCAAGCTGTCGGATCGCCTTAACAGCGACTACGTCAGGTGGACAGAGCAAAACTCCGTCCTCCTTAAAGACACGCAAGAAGATCCCTCCGAGGAAACTCGGTAGGATCGATCCGGACTTCTTTTGGAAGTTCGGAATTTCGCTTATGTGTCCTTGCAGCAATGCTTTATCAAAGCATTTGCCGAGGCGTGGCATGACTTTCGTCAAAAACGAAAGCCCTTCCGACGCGACGCGATTTTGAATCTCTTCAATATCGCGTCGAGACTCGACTATTGCGACGCAGCAACTATCAGCTATATCTTGATACAGCTTACAGTAGAGGTCCACAATAGTGTGGTCTAGACTATTATGATTACCCATATGGGACGTCTTCTAGCCTAGCTCTATTCGCAAGCAGTACCAAGGTACCCAGGACTCTCTCACAAGAGAGAGCCCCACTGTCAAGAGCAGGAGTTCCTATACAGGAATTTAAACCTACTCACTGGAAACGAGCTTTAGGGCTCGCCGTTGAACAACTTATCGGCATAACCCGCAGTGGTGAGGAAATTCCTCAACTGCGTAATCATGTCTTTCAGCTGTGCTACCGTCACGGTGTTATCACGTGGACTTTCGACCACGAGGTAAACCGAGCCGGCAACGTCGACAGAATCCGCGACGCGAGTCTCGGTTCTGTCCAAACGGACCAGGTGACGGTCGAGGATTCCCGCAGGACGAGACACCTCACTATGTGAAATAGTGAGCTGCTTCGGCTGCGAGAGCCCCGCTGTCGCGTCACCGCGGATGGCTTTGCCATCAGCGATGCTGCGTAGGGAGTAGACAGTTGAACTGGCTGCATCCCCAACCAAGGTAATGTCTGTAGCAAACATGCTAGGACCTCCTAAGGTTAGTTGTTAAGTTGGAATCACACCAACGTGTTAGTGATAGAAAAAGAAGAATTATTTCTTCCTTTTCTTTGGTTTCCTATCCCAACTACGGAAAGTCTTTGATGAAGTCACCAAAGAACCTCCGAGACGAAATTGCC